CAGCAGCAGATGCTCCTGATGGTACTGATTTTAATTCATACGATACAATAATAGGAATACATTTAGCAAATAGAACAACTAATACAATTAATGCTACTGTATTTATCACAGACTATAATGATGATGCAGATGATGATCCAACAAATAATGCTGCTAATACATATTATTTATTAAAAGATGCACCTATCCCTGCAGGATCTGCATTACAAGTAATGGATGGTGGAGCTAAAGTAGTTGTTCAAGATGGTGATCGATTATGGATTCAATCTGATACAGCAAGTTCATTAGATGCATGGGTTTCTGTTGTAGATGCAATAAGTACATAGGAGAGTTAAATGGGATACGTAGGAAATCAAGCAAGTAGTTCCTTTAATAGCATAACTAAACAAGATCTTACAGGTGCTAGTGGTAGTTCTTTAACTCTATCAAATGCAGTGGCTAATGAAAACGAAATAGAATTATTTATTAATCATGTTAGACAAGAGCCTGCAACATCTTATACAGCAAGTGGAACTACTGTAACATTACAGGGTTATACTGTAGCTGGAACTGATGATATATATGTAGTATATTAGGTAAAGGTCAACAAACAACAGTAACACCAGATGGTTCAGTAACTAGTGCTAAGCTAGGAAGTGGTGTTGTACATGGTTTAGGAATATTCAAAGGTGATACTTCACAAGATCTAGGTGCTATTATAAGAGTACATGAGAACGAATTAAATACAAGCACAACTATCGATGCCAATACTAATGGAATAGCAAGTGGACCAATGACAATAGCAAGTGGTGTTACATTAACTATAACTAGTGGAGGGGCATTGTCAATCGTATGAGTGTACTAAGAACAAATCAAATACAAGATACTGGAACTAATGTTGCAGCAAATATTAGTGGTGGTGTAGTTACATTTAGTAATATACCTAGTGGTATAGTAGCCAGTGGAACATACACTCCACAACTATTCGATGCAGTAACTGGAGGTAACGGAGGTGGTGCAGAAGCTACTAATGGAAATTATGTAAAGATAGGAACATTTTGTCATGTCAGTATAAGAATGGTCAATGTTACAAAGTCAGGTTTAACTGGAGGTAACGTAGCTTATTTTAGTTTACCTTTTACAGCAGCAAATATTGTTTCAAATTACTCAACTAACTTTCCTTTAGTATCAATTCTAGGAGGCACAAGTGGAAGTGAAGCACCTCCAGTATTAAGAGTTGATCCTAACACTAGTAGATTTTTCTTTTCAAGAATTGTTGATAATGCTGCAGCAGTCGAATTTACAGTTGATAACATAGGAAGTAGTTTTGATTTAACAACTTCTGTTTCTTATATAACTGCAACGTAGGAGGATAACATGAGTGAACTAAGATCAAATAGGATTACAGATATCGCTGGAACAGCATCTCCTATAATTCCTGGAGCAGTATTACAGATGCCTTTTACGCAGTATAGTGGCACAACAGAAGTAAGTACAAACCAAACTAGTAAAGCTGTAGATGTTTTAACTGTTAGTATAACTCCTAAAAGTACATCATCCATAATTAAATTAGATGCTAATATATTCCATGAATGGACACAAGCAGATGCCTCGTATCTTTGTATGTGGTTTTTTTATAGAGATTCAACAAAGCTAGGTGCAGCTCAAGCAGGCAGTAGATTATGTGGTATTACTTGTTCAGGACTTAGTTATTATGCTTCAGATGCAAGTAGTACTCCTGAAGTAGCTAGTTATAGTTATTTTGATACACCCTCAACAACTAGTCTAATCACTTACAAAGTAGGTGTTGTCTCTCATCATACTACTTCTGTTCATATTAATAGAACAGTTAGTGATGGAGATAGTACGTCACATAATAGAGGTATTAGCTTTATCTCAGCAACCGAAATAGGAGGATAACATGAGTACATTAAAAGTCGGTGCTATACAAAGCACAACAGGCAATGCAGCGATAACAGTTGCAGCTAATGGTAATCTTACTATTCCAGGAACTACTACATTTTCTAATGGTGCTGGAGCTATGGTTAAGCTATTAGATACAACTTCAGTAGCTGGAGCAACTTATGATATATCTTCAACTTATATAAATGCTACTTATGATACTTATATAATTTATGGTGAACTATTACCAGCTACAGACAATGTATATTTATATAGTCAAGTATTTGTAGGTGGAACTGTTCAAACTGGAACTATATATGGTTATGAAACTGCAGCTATGTCTAGTAGTGCTTATAGCAATAACGATGCAACTACATTACTTTGTCAATATGCTCATGGACCAATGGGAAATGCTACAGGTGAAGGAATTACATTTAATGCGACTTTACAAAATGTAAATAGTACAACAAGACCATGTTCTATTACAGGAATGTCTAATATAGCCAATACTAGTGGTACTCCTAATTCTTCAACATTTGCAGGTCAGATGATACCTGCTAATGCTGCTAATGTAGTTAATGGATTACGTATACATTTTAGTAGTGGTAATATAGCTAGTGGTACAATTAGATTATATGGAGTAAGGTAATGCCAAAGAGTCAAATAATAACTACATCTATTGCTAATGCTGCAGTAGATACAACACAACTTGCAGCTGATGCAGTTGATAATACTATATTAGATTTAGCTGATGATTACACTTTTTCTGGAACTATTGCAGGTGATAATGCTGGGTATACTTCAGGTACTACATTTGATTTAACCACAGCAACTTCTTATGAAGTAACTGGAATACCTGCTGGAATTAATCATTTAATAGTAGCAATATCAAATTACAGTTTTGATAATAGTGAATTTATACAATTTCAATTAGGTACTTCAGCTAGTTATCCTGATAATTCATATAGCTATGGAGGAGTAACTCGTTATACAACTGGTAATACACATAACGTAAATGCTGGAAATACTACAGAATTACAAGATGGATTAGGTTTATTTCATTATTGTCATAACTATTCTGGAATAATTGATTGTAGAAAAGTTAATGATGCCGACCATGAATGGGTTTTACGTTCTCAAATGGCTAGTAACTACAATGGTGGATTTCATGGTAACACTAAAACAAATTCTCATTTTGGAGAATCTTGTGCATCTGTTAGATTAGCTGCAGCTCTTACAAGAATTAAAATAAAATCTTTAGCTGGTAATAATCAGAATAATAATGCTGCAGAAGGTGGAAGTAGTGGTACTGATAAAGGTCATGTCAGATTATATTGGATGTAGGAGGAATTACAATGAAAGTAAAAGTAGTAACACATGATGCAATTACAGGTAAAACTGTAGAAAAAGAAGAAGACATAACTCCTAAAACTTATCCAGAGCAAGAGCTTAAGGTATTAAGATATGCAAGAAATGAATTATTAGCAGAAACAGATTATATGATGTTAGCAGATACAGCAACAATAAGTGATGCTTGGAAAAAATATAGGCAAGAGTTAAGAGATATAACTAAAACATTTAAAAGCATGGGAGACAAAGATTTTAAGTTTCCAACAAAGCCAAAGGAGTAGGACATGCCATATATAGGGAAAGAGCCATTACATGGTGAATATATAACACTAGATAGCATTAATGCAGCAACCTCTACAGGAGCTGGACCATACAACTTATTAAGAAATAGTGCAGCATTCAGTCCTGGAACTGCTGAGCAATGTATTGTAAGTCTTAACGGAGTAACACAAGCTCCAGGAGATGCTTATACAATATCAGGTAGTACAATATCATTTAGTGATGCATTAACAGATAATGATGTTATTAATTATATATTAGTTATGGGTAATAACTTAAGCACAGGTACACCTTCTAGTGGATCTATTCAAGCAGCACAGTTATCTAATACATTATTTAGAGACCCATTAAGAATTAACGATGATAGTATTGACACTAATGTAACTATAGCTAGTACAGAAAGAGCTATGGTAGCTGGAGATATCTCTGTTGCTAATGGTGTAACACTAACAGTAAATGGAGTTTTAACAGTAGTATGAGTAAAATATTTGTAGACTCGATAGAGCCAAAAACAACAGGTGGTAGTATTACATTTCCTGAATCTGTTACGTTTAGTAATGGATTTACCGACAGTGGTAGTACATCATCAGGAGTAGCTTTACAAAAAATATCTAGTGGATCTGCTGCTACAGGTGTAGGAAGTTTAGATGTTGTTTTACCAACAGATTCTCATTGGGATAAATTTGTATTAGTATTGAAAGGAGTTGGTGGACATTCAGATTCTGGTGGTGGACATTTAATAGCTCAATTAAGAACAAGTGGAGGTTCGGTAAGAACTACTGGAGGTCAAACCTCTGGAGATTATTATTATTATCATGCAACAGAACAACATGGTTCAGCTTGGACTGGTGATGAACAAGATGATTCAAATGGGGTAAGGATTACATATTATCATTTACCAGATGCTGCTGCTGCTGCTCATGCAAAAAACTATTATGAGATAGAAATTGTACATAGCAATATAACAACTGCTGGTACAAAAATTGAATTTAAAGGTTATGGATTCTCTGAATATAGTAACTCTCTCTATGGTATATGGCGACAGGGTCATGGAGGTTTAGCAACTGCAGTTGAAGTAAACGATCTTATAAGAATTAAAGGAACTGATGGTGCTCAAACTGCAGATGATACATTCACACATGAGGGTTATACATTATATGGTTGGAGGAATGACTAATGAGTGGAGTAATAACAGCAACAAATTTACAAACGAGTAATATAAAACATACTAACGGAACTACTGCTGCTACTGTAAGTAGTGGTGGTGTAGTTACATTTAATAATGAACCTTCAGGAATAAGTAATACTCCTTGTTTTTATGCCACATTTACCACTGAAGTAACTAACCAAGCAAATAACGTAGCAATAAAGATACCATTTAATGCAACATCATTTAATCAAGGTGGTGGAACATTTGATACATCAAACTATCGTTGGACTCCTGGAGTTGCTGGTGTTTATCAAATAGGTGCTACAGTTAATTTAAAAGATTATGGTGATGATAGTCATTTTCAACAACAAAATGTTTCAATAAGAAAAAATGGAACTGATGTTTATTATAATCGAATACAACTTACTGCAAGTTATTTTCAAGGAGATGCTTACAATCCAATATTAACTATTCTTGGTTTAGTGCAATTAGATGCAGATGATTATGTAGAGGTATGGGGAAGCATATATGGTGGAAACTTTAATGTGCATAGTAATGGTTCAAGATTTTATGGATTTAGATTAGTGGGGACAGTATAATGACAAGTATAATTAAAGTAAACAATATACAGAATAGCTCTGGCACTGCTGCTGTTACTATTGATGGAAGTAGTAATGTTACGTTTCCTCAGAATGCAACTGTTAGTGGTAATACAACTGTTACTGGTAATACAACTGTTACTGGTAATCTATCAGTAAGTGGTACTACTACTGGTATTCCTTATTCTACTATGACTTTAGAAACTACACAAACTGTTAATGGTAATGATGAAGCTGATTTTACTGGTATTCCATCAGGGGTAAAACGAATTACAGTTATGTTTCATTTATTAAGTGTTGATGGTGGAAATGAACTAATGGTTCAACTTGGAACGAGTGGTGGTTTAGTAACATCAGGTTATGTTTCTCGTTCTGATTGGGGAAGTGGTGGAGAACAAAATCTTACTGGTTTTGGTGTTTATGGAGTTAGTAGTAGTAGCACTTTATCAGGAATTATGACATTGGTTCACATGGGTTCAAATGTTTGGGTTGAATCTCATACTGCTAGATACAATTCAAGTAATGGTGTGTTTGGTGGTGGTGGAGTTACATTGGGTGGCACTTGCGACAGACTAAGAGTAAGACCTGACGAGACAAACACCTTTGATGGTGGCACTGTTAACATAATGTATGAATCATAGGAGATATAGATGGCACTAACAAAATTAAACTTTAGTGGAACACAACAAGCTCTTGTAGCTGCTAATATGCCTGCTCATAGTGTAATACAGGTTATACAAGGAACTCTTGCAACTTATGTTAATCACGATACTGGTACTTTTACAGATACTGGCTTGACTGCATCAATTACACCCTCTTCAAGTTCAAATAAAATATTAATTAGAGTTGCTGCTCTTGGTGTAGCTCAAAATGGATCTACAGCAAAAACCGAATTAGCATTACTACGAGGAAGCACTATAATTCAATATGCCTTAAGACCAGTTCTAACTAATGGTTCAGCTACTTTTGCTGCAGGAGCTTGTGCAATGGAGTTTTTAGACACTCCAAGTACAACAAATGCTACAACATATAAATTACAATATAGAACAAGAGATGGTGGAGATTCAATAAGACTTAATGATTACCATACTGGTTCTGAAAGAAGCACATCTACTATTACTTTAATGGAGATTGCTGGATAATGAAACAAAAAATAGAGATAACACCTGAGCTCAAAGTCCAGATGGATCTACTGGCACATGAAAAAGAATGAGCAATTAGATATGAAGCTGTTAATGAGAAGCTGCATGCATTAGATAAACGTATGTGGCGTATAGAAGCTATGTCTATGATTGGTACATTAGGTATAGTAGCATTAGTAATAACAATTGTTATGAAATGAGGTTTAAAGTAAATGAAAAAACTTTCACAATTAATTGAAAAAGTTTTAAGAAAATTTATTACCTTTAAAGAAGGGCCAGCTTATTTATCTGGCAAAGGAAAAAAGAAAGATGGAACTAGTATTTGCACTAATAACTTATCTAGGAGTTAATATGGTAGATACAAGTTACTTTAAAGATATTGACAGTTGTTTTTATTTTGCCGAAAGAATAAATAGAAATGCATCTGTGCCGAGAGTGGAAAGTAAAGTAAGATATACTGCAGTTTGTCAACCTAAGAAAATAAATATTAAAAAGGAAAAAGTATATTAGGAGATTGCAATGGACCCAGTAACTATATCGTTAGCAGTGGGGGTAGCCTCAAAAGCATTCTCTGCAATTAAACAAGGATTTGCAGTGGGTCGTGATATAGAACAAATGTCAGGGGACATCGGTAGGTGGATGGGAGCAGTGTCAGATGTTGACAATGCTGAGAAGCAAGCTAAGAACCCACCTCTTTTTGGTAAACTTTTTAAGGCAGGTTCTGTTGAAGAGGCGGCAATGGCAGCATACGCAGCCAAGAAGAAACTTGAAGAACAAAGATATGAACTAAAAATGTTTTTAAATCTTACTCATGGTCCTAAAGCATATGATGAATTATTGCAGATGGAAGGTCAGATAAGAAAACAAAGACAGCAGACTATATATAAGCAACAGCAATTAAGAAGACAAGTAGGCGAAGGTATTGCGTGGTTATTTCTTGTAATTATTATAGGTAGCTTTATATTATTATTAACTAGTTTGTTTGCAAATAAAGTTTATGCAGATACATATAAATACGTACCTAAACCTTACACTAAACAACAGCTATTACAGCAAGGTAAAATACTTGAAAAGAAATATACAACCTGTAGATTAAAGAAGATACTTAAATCAAAGTACACAAACAAACAAGCTTGTATATATTTAGGTGGAAATAAAACATATACATTAATGTATGAAGCAAACTGTCCTAAGCAATATAAATGTCTTTATAATCCTAATAGTAAAGAACCAAATATAGATAATGTTATGGAAAGTTTAAGAAGCATAGGAAAGAAATGACACCATGTATTGGTATTTGTACACTACAAAATAATATTTGTATAGGGTGTAATAGAACAATAGAAGAAATTAAAGAAGCCTATGAGAAATTAAAAGGGGTAGAATGTAATGGATCTAATTTTAATAAAAGAAACAATCAAAAATAAAATTAAAGAATTACTTAAATATAGAATACGAGTATGTAAATGTAATTGTACTTGTAAGAAGGATTAAATATGTTAACAGCTTTAATAGGACCAGTCAGTAATCTTCTTGGAAAGTTCATAGAAGATAAAGACGTTAAAAATAAACTTGCTCATGAGCTATCAACAATGGCCGAACGCCATGCTCAAGAACTTGCTCAAGGCCAATTAGAAATTAATAAAGCAGAGGCTACACATAAATCTATATTTGTCGCAGGTTGGCGTCCATTTATTGGATGGACTTGTGGTATTGCTTTATGTTGGCATTTTGTTATTGCACCATTTACAATGTTTATATGTGCATACCTTATGGTTACAATACCAGAACTACCAACCTTTGATATGTCTAGTCTTATGACTGTTCTTATGGGTATGCTTGGTCTTGGTGGTCTTCGCAGTTTTGAAAAGTATAAAGGCTTAACAAAGTAAATGAAAACTAAAAAAGAAATTGAGGACTCTATTAAAAAAATAATTGAAGAAAGTATATTACCTACTGTACAAATGCATGGAGGTCATGTAGAGCTACAATCATTTAATGATGGAATAGCTACAATATTTTTAAGTGGTGCTTGTAGTGGATGTGCAATGTCTACACAAACATTAAAGATGGGTATAGAAAATATGTTAAAATATTATATACCTGAAGTCTTAGGTGTTGAAGGAATTGAAGATCCAAATTCTACTGTTGATCCTTATTACTCATACTGAATGTCTCCTATAACAATGGAAGAATTACAGTTAGTTATAGGAGATATTAATGTTACGTAATATGCAATATGAAGGTCCAGATAAGGATATATCTAAAGAAATTGATATGATGAAATATCGTCAGAAAGACGAAAGCTTTGATGAAAAAATAAAAAGAATTGCAAATACATTATGTGATAATGAAGAACATAAATTTGAATTAGAAGACATACTAGGTAATATGAGGTTCCTACCAGCAGGTAGAGTGCAAGCTGCTATTGGATCTCAAAGAATTACAACTGCATATAACTGTTTTGTATCAGGTGATATTAAAGATAGTATGAATAATATAATGGAGAAAGCCGGTGAAGCAGCTGAAACAATGCGTAGAGGGGGTGGGATTGGTTATGACTTTAGTAAGATCCGACCAAGAGGCGACAAAATTAAATCACTCGATAGCCAGGCTAGCGGCCCTGTATCCTTCATGGGCATCTTTGATGCTATCTGCCAAACCATCGCTAGCTCGGGACACCGCCGTGGGGCGCAAATGGGTGTCCTCCGGGTCGACCACCCGGATATTGAGGAATTCATTACTGCTAAACGTAATACTCATAATCTTACTGGTTTTAATATAAGTGTTGGTATTACCGATACTTTTATGGAAGCTCTACTTAATAAAGATAATGATGATTTTGATTTAGTATTTGAAGGGCATGTACATAAAACTATATCAGCCAAAAAATTATGGGATGATATTATGGAAAGTACATGGGATTGGGCAGAACCTGGAGTTTTATTTATTGATCGTATAAGTGAGATGAATAATCTATGGTATTGTGAAGAGATTCATGCAACTAATCCTTGTGGTGAACAACCATTACCAGCTTATGGAGCATGCTTATTAGGCTCATTTAATCTTACTAAGTATTTAGAAGAGACTGCAATTCCTGGTGGTGAAACACTTGCTTATGATTATGAGTTTAATTTTAAAAGATTTAAAGATGATATAGCCCAAGTTGTTAGGGCAATGGATAATGTTGTAGATAGAACGATATATCCTTTAGTTAAACAACAAGATGAAGCTAAGAATAAAAGACGAATGGGTTTAGGTATTACTGGTTTAGCAAACGCAGGTGAAATGCTTGGATATGAATATGCTTCTGAAGATTTTATGAAGTGGTCAGAAAAAATCTTTGCATGTCTAAGAGATAATTGTTATAAGGCATCCGCTTTATTAGCTAAAGAGAAAGGTGCTTTCCCATTATATCGAGAAGAATATTTAAAATCTAATTTTGTTAGAACATTACCTGCCTCTGTTAAAAATTTAATTAGAGAACATGGTATACGTAATAGTCATTTAACATCTATAGCTCCTACTGGAACTATAAGCATAGTAGCAGATAATGTTAGTGGAGGTATTGAACCAGTATTTAGTCACTACTATGATCGTACAATTCAAACTTTTGATGGTCCTAAAGTAGAGAGAGTCGAAGATTATGCTTATACAAAAGGAATAGAAGGTCGTGCTGCAAACGATATAAGTGTTCAAGAGCACTTAGCTGTCTTATTGTTAGCACAACATTATATAGACAGTGCTTGTTCTAAAACCTGTAATGTGGGTGATGATGTTACTTATGAAAGTTTCAAACAAGTTTATGTTGATGCCTGGAAAGGCGGGGCGAAAGGATGCACTACGTTTAGACTTAACGGTAAAAGATATGGGGTGCTCCAAACCGTGGAAAAGAAAGAGGAAGTATCTAGCGAGACTAAGGAGATGGCTGAAGAAGAAGGAAAGGTTGAGGCTTGCTTTATCGACCCAAACACTGGCCATAAAGAATGTGCTTAGATTAAAGGAGATTTGAAATGGATCCAAATGAAATAATTAATGTAGTTGATTTGGCATCTAAAGGAGTAATAATTGATACACCTCCAGCTTCTTTACCTGCAAATATATTTACTGATGTAAGAAATGTTAGGTTTAAAGATGGAGCAGTAAGAAAGATTGAAGGAGAAGTTTTATTAAATGATATAGATTTAAGTGCTTCTACTCATGGAAAAGTTAGATATTTAGCTTATTGGCCGAATCCCAATAGGAGCCCTCTGGGTGGCTATTATATTTTTGTTATAGATTATGTCAGTAGTGGTATTACCATAGGCCAGAGGGTCTTTATACAAGACCACACGGGTACTAGAAGAGACATTACTCCTACATCTTTAAACAGTAATAACGGATTTACTTATACAGCGTCAGGTTGGCAGCATACTTTATTTGCTGGAGGATTTGCTTTTGTTATAAATAATGGAATTGATAGACCCCATTATATACTAGATGATGAAGGTAACACTGATATTAATAATATTGTTTTAGCGCAACTTCCAGGATGGGATAGCTATAATGCTTTTACTGAAGTCTTTAATGAAACTTGGTATGCCGCTGATATGTCATTAGTATTTGACTTAGCAAAGAAGATTGACTTTACTGTAGAAAAAATTACTGTAAAAATAAATGCAAGTACAACAACTTTTACTTCAGCAACAACAACTAATAATATTGTTTTAGCTTTAGATACAACAACTAATACTCATGTCTTAACTTTTAATTCAGGAGGAACAGTTTTAAATGATGAAGATCTTGTTGAAATTAAATTTGAATCAGTAAATGTAGTTCAAGTAAGAGCTGCTGTTATTAGATCGTTTAAAAACTTTTTAATTGCTGGAGATTTAACTGAAGTTGATTCAACTAATAATGCTAAAATAGTTCGTAGACTTTCAGGAGTTATAAGAATTTCTGATTCAGCGGCGCCTGGTAGTATTCCAAATAACTGGAATCCATTTGCTTCTGGTACAAATACTGCAGATGAATTTACTTTATCTGAAACTTATATTGTTAAAGATATTGTTTCTATGCAAGGTAGTTTATTTGTATACACTACACAATCTATTCATCAAATAAAAGAAACTGGTATATTTGCAATACCTTTTTCTTTCACACCTATAACCGATTCCTATGGTACTATCTCCACTAATATTCCAATTGAATATGAAGGAAAACATTTTGTTGTAGGAACAAATGATATTTATTCTTTTCAAGGGCATCCTGGAAATATACAATCAATTGCTGATGGAAGAATCAGAGAATACTTTTTTAATAATATAAATCCAATCTATGAGCAGCAGATATTTACATTACAAAATGCTGGACAAAATGAAATATGGTTATGTTATCCTACAAATCAATCTAAGTTTGGGGAATGTGATGAAGCATTAATATGGAATTATAGAAGTAATACCTGGACTATAAGAGATTTAGATAGTGTTACTTCAGGTGATGTAGCACCTGTTAAAGGAGGAGGCGTACCTTCTGCAACCTTAACTATTACAGGTAACTCTGGAAACTTTGGTTATACTAATAGAGGTAAGAGAGAAGTACAAAGAACTATAGTTAATGGTTATGCTGCTAAGAGACATATTGGTGTTAAAGAAAAACAAAAAATATTAGTTGGTTCATTTAGCAACTTTAATGCAACTGGAGATATAACTCTTACAGTACATTTTCCAGATGGAACAAGTGCTTATAGTATATTAAATGGTAATGGGTTTAGTACAACTTTAATAAGAGATGAAATTAAAAGTCTTATAGATAATAATAGTTCTTGGACTACTGCTAATAGCTCAACTAATGCAGTCATACTTACCGCCCCAGCTGTAAGTCCACAAAATCCATTTGATGTTACTGTTGTAAGTAGTGGATCATTACCTACAGGATTTGCTGATAGCACATTTACAGTAACCGAAGAGAGAGCTGGTTATAATGCATCTACTAATGAAGATGTGTTAGTACTAACTCCACCTTCAGGATTTGGTACAGCACTAAATGTAACTCTTACTGCAGGCACAGGTAATTCAAATACATTTGATGTTGATAGTGCGGTAGGATATAGTACAACTGCTCATATAACTCCAAATGAAATTGCTACATTAGTTTATAATGCATGGCAAGCTGGAGGTAATTCTGCTAACCAAGCTATATGGACATTAGCAAACCCAGGAGGAAGTAGCCCTAACCTAGATTTTACTACAGTAGATAGATCGGCAGTTACTGGAACATTCACATATACTATAACTCAAGGAACAACTAGAACTGGTTATGCAGCTGGACAAACACTTATTAGTAATGCAAGTGGTTCAGCAACTACTGAGGGTGTTACACCAACGTTTGCTAGAGGCACACGTGTTACTTTAACATTAAATGGTGGTACTGTAATCTTTGATAAACATTATGGTGAAGGACCTGGAAGAATACTCGATAGCACATTTGTTAAAGGTGCAAACGATAATCATTATGGTTCTGTAACAGGATGGGATAGCACAACATTAGCTAACGTAAGAAGTACGTCTAATGATAATGCATATAGAGCTTTATTTTATAATCCTGATGCAACACAAAATACAGCTGAAACAAATAAATCAAATGGATTAATTGTTGATATGACTTTACATACTGCAACAAATAATACAACTACAACATTAATTGATTTAGCTGGAACTAATGCATTAAAAGATATGTTATCAGTAATTGATTCTAACGAATTAATTAATGTTACTGCAGACAGTACAAGTGATCCTACAAATTTAGTAGTTACGTCAAGTCAGTTCTCAAGTGATGCAAGTTATGTACAAACTTATAATCCTTTTAGTACTCAAGTTGTGGCAGCTCGTGTAGCACCAACAACAAGTGCTCTTACTTCTGCTAGTGAAGGATCCACTGTTTCAGATAGTGCACCTACACAAGCTACAGGAGGAACAAGTATATCAACAACATTTGATATTGACAGACCTTGGAGTAGTAGTAATTTAAATCCAAATAAACTATTTCCTATCTTTGCAGAAAGTGGATTCTCTTCTGGAACTTTATTTAATAGAATAAGGGCTGCAGATATTAGTTATAAATTTGGTACATCTTATTATGTTTCTTATGCAGAAAGAACTCAAATATCTATTAGTCCAAACTTTGACACTGAACATTTAGAATCGCTATCCCTATGGGGAGATGGTGGAACTGTTGAAACTGTGGGTGGAGAACCACAACCAGCTACTTTAAGAGTGAGGGCACGAAGTACAAATAACTCAGGGCAATTATCTTACTTAACAACTGCTGAAGATAACACTCAATCAAATGCTAAAGCTAATAAGCTAGTTGTAAATGATTTTGTAGTAGGCAGTGATCATAAAGTTGACTTAAGAGTATTTGGTAGATTTTTAAATTATAGAATTGATGATGCAAATGCTTCTGGTAGTTATGTCACAACAAGTAATAAGGGTTGGAATGTATCTGGATTACAACTCCATGTAAAGAAAGGAGGAGTAAAGTAATGAGACCTCCTATTACTGATGATGCAACTTTAAATTCTTGGTTGACAGATGCAACTAATAGTATATTTTTATTACAACAAAAACAAAATAGTTCTAAGTTAGGAGAAGATCAGAGATGGCAAGACTTAACTAGTAGTAGATCAAAAGGTACCTTATATAGAAATGATACCGGTAAACCTATTATGATTTGTGTAACTGCTTCAGGTAATGCAGGTACTAGATTTAGAATTGTTGTTAATGATGTTAAGATTGTTAAACCACAAATACCTGTTAATAACTATTATAATTCAGCAGAAGTAATCATACCTAATGATGCTAAATATAAAATGGAAGATGATAGTGGTTCAACAACATTACAACTCTGGGCAGAATTGAGGTAGTCTATGATACGAAAAATAAATAGCAACGATGCTATGAAAACAATTACATTAATGAATGAATATATAGAAGCTAATAAAGATTCTCCTTCTATTGATATGTTAGATAGAGCAGAGTCTGTTTGGATTTCTTATTTGATTAATGCAATACACGAACAAATAAAAAATAATCCCCACTATATTGTGATAGGGGATTTTGATAATGATAATAATTTAAATGGTTTTATATTAGCCGCATCTTTCCAGTCTTACTATAATAATAGTACAATCATGGATATAAAAGATTGCGTTGTTAAACCAGGATACGAAAGAGGTGCTCATGTTGTTATAAGATTATTCAATGAAGTTATGAATCATATAAAGCAACATGGAGGAAAGCACTGGAGGGCAGACTCTATACGAGTTAATGAGGATTCACTTAAGTATGGAAAATTTTTACAAAAGAAATATGGGGGAGTACTACATTTTTCTGTAAATGGAATTATAAAGGAGACGTAAATGGGTAAAGGTGGTGGAGGAAGCGGCACTCAAACAGTGGGTATTGATCCAGAGTTTAAGCCGTATTTAGTAGATGCATTATCTGATGTTACAGATAAGTATAAAGCAGATAGAGCAGCAGGACCTACTAGTGTTGTAGCATCAATGCAACCAGATCAATTAGCTGCATTAGAAGCAACAAGAAATCAATCCAGAGATATGATGCTAGGCAGAGGTCTTTACGATGATAGAACTATGGTCAGTAGAGACTTGCAAAATTTAGCTGGTAGTAAAGTTGGTGAAGCAGCTTATGGTGGTCATCTTGGATCTGCAAAATCTGCAAGAGCTATGACTGGCGCACTAGCTGATAAAGCAGATGCTTGGAATATTAATAAAAGAAAAGTAGTTGATGATGGTATAAGTAAACTTGGTAATGTTGGTAGTACAATGCAACAATACGAACAATCTTTAATGGATGCACCACATACTATGGCATCTAGATATTTTGGATACCTAGGTAATGCTCCTCAACAAACTCAAACTAGTAAATCAGGAGGTAAGTAATGCTTAGATTATCAAAGCCTGCTGATATGATGTCTGATATGCAAGCCGGTCCATTACAACAAAGAAAAAGATATGGTGGACCACAAGAAGATATGCAGTTTCAACCTGGAGCTATGTCACAATTTGGTGAAATGTTTAAAGATAAAATGCTCGAAGAGGGTATGAAAAAGATGGCAATCAAAAAAGGTATGACAGCAGCAGGCACAGCTATGGGTGGACCTATAGGTGGATTCGCAGCAGGCGTTGGTGCAGATCTTTTACCTGCATTACTTGGTAGCTACTTTAATAGTGGGGGTATGGCTGGCATGCTAGGACCATTATCTATGGAAAGAATTAGCAAAGTAAAATATAAAAGAACTGGCGGGGAAACCTCAGAAGAATTTGAAATAGGATTAGGTCCTTTAGCACAGGGAGCATAATATGGCAGTACCATACCAACCAGGATATTCCCAATTAAACTCTGGGAAATTTGGATTTAGATATAAGGCAGACCCTTTCGTAGATAACATTACACCTGCTTATGGAATGGATGGGGATAGGAATGTTTCGCCACCACCGAACATGAATACAAACCCAAATGTTTCACAGCAAACAATGCAATACGAAAACCCAGGCAATAATGAGGCACAGCAGCAAACATCCCAAAATCAAAATCGTGTAAATGTTGCAGGAAGTTATGGGTATAATGAAGTGGGTAAATCAAATCCAATGAACTTATTACCTGGTGGTTCTTATTTATCAGATTTTTTATATGGTCAAGATGCTAAATTTAATTTTGGGCAATCTGGAACAACTGATACTGCTGGTAATATATTTCAAGAAAGTCCTGCCTCAGGAATAAACCGTTCTTATGATCCTATAACTGGAGCACCAGTAGGTTATGCAAGTTCTAGCGATTGGTATGGAAGTTGGACTGGACTTGGAACAGAAGAAGGTCTAGGAGGTCCTAGTAGTAGCTATGGACAATTAAGAGCAGCAGGAGAAAATCCAATTTCATCTGCTCTAGGAAGCTATGAAGATTCTTCTTATTATATTCCATGGGAAGATAGAAACTATGGGGTAACTCCAGCAGGTCAAGCAGGTATCATGGATACTGGTTCAAGACTAAGATATAATACTTTTCAACAAAATCCAGATTTAATTCCAGATTATACATTAGGAGCAGCTAATACAATGGCTCCTGGTGCAATGAATCCTGGAGATTTTTCTAGAGCCGGAGAGCTTTATAACATGCCACTAACAGATTTAGGTTTTGATGGTTCAAGAATGGAGAGTTCTGGTCAGCAAGCATATGATCCTACTAACGCACAATTTATGGATAGAAGTTTAATTGGAACTGATGAAGCAATTCCAGGTCAAGTTGTTTATTTAAAAGATAGTGGTCAGTATGGGGTTGTTAATGAAAGTGGTACAATCTCAACACCATCAGGTACAGTTATTCAAACTGGCGGTACTTGGAATCCTGATTATGAAGATCATGATGGTAACAGAGGTAGATGGGAAAATCAAGTATCCTTATTAAATAGCAGAACACCTGATAGCCAAATTTCTGGATGGGAAGGTAGAACTGGAGAAGGTAGTGGTTATGAAGATGGTACAAAACCTGGTAGCTTTACACCAACAGATACATGGTATGATTCAGGATATACAGTAGATACAACACCTGGTGGTTGGACTGATGAACCAGGTTATGAAACACCAACAACTTTTAATCCAGGTATAAATAGTGAGTATACTAACCCAGCAAATATAGGAATGCATCCTAGTGAGTATACTGATCCTGTTGGTTGGACTGATACTAGTGATTACACAGTAGATACAACACCTGGTGGTTGGACTGATGAACCAGATTATGATACTGAATCAAGTTCTGATCTTAGTAGTAGTGTTAATGAAGGTGCTGAAGGTAATGTAGTAGATGGTAGTGATTCAGTTAGTTTTTCAGATGATTCACAATATACAGATCCTTGGGGTGGAGATGAAGGCTGGTGGAATAAAGGTGGACAAATACCTAATAGAGCAGGAGGTAAGTAATGCGAGTTAAAAAATTTACTAAGAAAGATCGTCATGGAAATATGATGTCTTTCGAGTTTGATGTAGATAGTGAGTTAGGACTTCAGCAAGTTCCTCCAATGGGTATGGGCGTACCACGTTATAAAGCTGTAGGTGGAATGGAAAGTAATCATCCAGGTGAACCTAAAGGTAAAGATACTGTACCAGCTTGGTTAACTCCTGTAGAATTTGTAGTTAATAAAGAAGCTACTGATATGTATGGTCCTATTATTAAGAAGATGAATGATCATGGTAGAGCAATACAGAATGGACAGAAACCTCCAGCACAGTATGCAAATAAAGGAAAAGAAATTCAAGGTAAGTATCAAGATAATGTAAGAAGAATTTATACTCATCTTAAAAATAAATGGAAATTAAATAATAATCAAATTGGTGCAATCTTAGGACAGATAGGTCATGAGACCGGTGGTACTTTTGATTATCAAATGTTAGAAAAGAATGTAGATGCTAGTGTACAAGGACAAGGATTACTTCAAAATACTCCAGGCAAAAACAGAATGCTTGAACCTTACTTAAAGTATTTAAATAAAAATGAATTAACAAATTCTCCTGAGTCACAAATTGATTTCTTTATGGATAGCTTCATGACAAAAGGTGCAGTGCCTAGAGAAGATAATCCTAATACAAAAGAAAATGAAGCTAGCCCTTGGTATCATGGATCAAAGAAAGCAGATCGAATGAGGAACGCATTAACGAATAAAGATTTACGTGTTAATGTAGGATGGAAAGATAAAGATCCTTCACTTGTTGGAGAGCTAACTAGATTTATTAATGTACCAGGTGAAGCATTAAAGAGTAGAGATGCTTGGACGACAGCAGGATTAACATGGGCAAATAAACATGGTATGAAAGTTATTCCAGGATTACCTAAAGATGGAGAGGATGGTAACTTATATGAGGCAGGAGCAACTACTTCATTTCCTGGAGAAGAGAAGTATGATCAGGCAGTTCCTATGAAAAAACCAGTTCCAACTTGGGCAGATCGTGCAGGCCAAATAAAAGATAAGTTCATGGATAACCTTCGTTGGAATGAGGGTGGCTCAATTCCTCCAGCTTACTTAGAGCATGGTGGTTGGCATTGGGGTGATCCTAGTACTTGGGCTTGGGATAAGTGGAATCATGATCCCTCTAAAGATATTAATTCAACTATACCAGATTATGTTGACGCAATGAAAGTAAGTCCTGGTAATGAGTGGACTGATGAACCTTATGATAGTGTTACACCAAAAGGTAATGTAAATAATAATACTATTGATTCTAATATGGTTGATTCAATTCCTGAGAATGCTGTAGATAATAATCCATTACCATCAGAATGGGAAGGATATGCTAAAGAATATAATAGTAATCTTTATGATTCAATTCCTGAGAATGCTGTAGATAATAATAATACTATTGATTCTAATATGATTGATTCAATTCCTGAGAATGCTGTACCTGGTTTAAATGCACCTCCTAAAAATAATAATCTTCCTGAAGGATATTTAGATTTTAAGAATCATCCAATATTAGGTAAGCATTGGTTTGATGGATTACAAGTAAGTGCAAAAGATGGTAGTCCTATTTATACACCTAATTCAGGAAAGGTGTCTAGTATGGCAGGTAAGATATGGAAGAAGCGTTTGTTAGATGTTGATATTAAAGGACCATTAACTGAACAAGAAAAAGAAAATTATAATAATTATCTTAAAGAAAAAGAAAGATTTAAGAAACAAGAAGATGCATATAATGCTTGGTATAAATGGAAAAGTGGAGAAGAGACTAAGAAAAATGTTACAGAAGAAAATAATAATATCACTAAACAAATAAAAAGTTTAGATCAAAATATAAACGATGCAGAAAATGGAAACTTAAATGTTGCAGGAGATATAGTAGAAGCTTGGAAAAAGAAAAAAGAAAATCTTCAAGAAAAGAAAAAAGATAATCTAGCAACAATAGATCAAGATACATGGGGTCAGACTGTTGGTCAACAGTATAAGAAACCCGTAGGATCTACCACAGGATCTACCACAGGTGCTAATAAAGATGCAGCATTAAATTTATTTAAAGAAACCAAAAATGAAAAGAGTGCTGATGGTTCTAAAGAGACTGAAAATAAAATTATAGAAGAAGGTCAGAACAAAGGACAGAAAGATCCAGGTGCACTAGAGAAAGCTGAAGGTGTACTAAAAGATTTCTTAGGTCCATTGTTTGATACACAAGAACTAAAAAGAATGGCAGTACTTTATCTTGGCTCTAGGCTATTAGGATTTAATCATGGTGGTTCTTTACAGTATGCAGCTAAAGGTTATTTAAAAAGAGTTGATACTAAAGAAGCTGCAATAAATAAATTCATTGCTGAGAATAGCCATAAGTTTACAGCTGGTTCTATACAAAACTTTAAAAGGACTGGAGACTATAGTAAACTTATACGTATAGGACAAACTCCTAGACAGGTAGGAGAACGTAAACCTTATTGGAAAAAGGTTGGTAATAAGATGGTAAAAGGATGGGCACGTGAATATGAGTTAACTGATCCGGTCACAAAGGAAAAGATAAAATATACGTCTACTGATGGTGGTAAAACTAGAATAGATGCATCATACCAAACTGATCCTAAGTTAGTAGCAGGTACTCCAGAGTATCAGGATCGTAGAATGAAAATGGCTAAGCATGTAGAAGATCGTATTAAAGAAGATCATAACCAATTAGATAAAGATGAAACAGGAAGTAAGACTGCTGGTAATTATAAGGTTAGTTATAAAACTAATATTAAACCTGCTAAAGCCGCAGATGAAATAGTTAAATGGGCTATGGAAAATAATATCGATCCTCTTGCAGCATCGCAGTATGGTACTCAAGCATACAATATGGCTATTGCACATACAAATAGAGATCCAGATGGTATAAAACCAAGTAGTCTAAGACCTTTCTTAGAGCAACTTGCAATTGTTCATAAGGCTGCAGTACCTGGTTTACTTAAAGAAACTGTAGACGGAGAGACTGTTACATTTTCTCATGATAAATTTAAAACACTAAATGATAATATCATTCAATCTAAATATGGAGTTGGACATGGATTAAGTCCAGTAGCACAGCAAAAGCAACTTGAAATCTTTTATGGTAATGTTAAAGTTGAATTTGAAAAGCAAGTTAAAAATCGTACATTAGATAAGAGGTATAGAAATCCAATACCAGGATATACACCCTTTGCATTATTTGCACAAGACTTACTTAACTATAATATGAAATTAAAAGCTGAAGGTAAAGGAGCTTAATAACATGACGTTAAATCTTTCAGACCAGCAAGTACTAAATTTATTTGGTCCAACACCTACAGAGTTAACTGGTAGTGATGGACATGCTTTTGTAGATGGAGATACCTTAAGAAATACTGAAGGTAAATTACTTAGAGTAGAAGGTCTTACTGCCGCAGAGATTATGAGGTTAGATCCTGAAGGGAAATTTAGTGCAGGTACACCAGGAGGTACAGCTTCTTGGGTTCAACTTAGAAACTTAGCTGAAAACTTTGGCTTTAATAATGTTGTTTATTTAACAAATCCAGATGGTAGTCCTAAGATGGATGCTACTGGTAATCGTCAACTAGTTAGATTAAAAAATAATAAAGGTGACGACTTTACTCAAACAGTTTTACGTAAAGGAATCACAAAGCTAGGGGCTTTTAGTACTGCTGAAGATATAGAAGCATGGCAATGGGGAGACGCTCAGGTTTCTGAAGCTACTAATCAAGTACTAGAAAATAAAGAGTTAGATGATTGGGAGAAAGCACAAGTTGCAATTAACGATGCAACTAATGCAGAAACTTGGAAAGAAAAAGAATTCCAAAAAGTTGCACTTAATGAAAAAGAATTATATAATTTAACTAAACCTCGTCAACCAGGTGAATCAATAGAAGCCTTTGCATTAAGACAAAGTGAAGCTCAAAAATATAATAAGAGTATGGTCTATAATGATTGGTTAGATAGAGATATAACAAACCACTCTTTACATCCTGGATGGGATGGGCTTGGTGTAGGCTGGGACGGTGCAGCGGAAAGTATATATGGTGCTATCCAAATGCTTGGTGAAAAAACAGATATACCAGGATTTTCTGAATGGCTTAAAGGAAAAGGAGAACAAGGAGTTGCTAGAAATAGAGAACTTCTTATGGATGTTCCTAATTTAAAATTGAATGCATTAAAACCTTTGTTAGATGATGACGGAAATATTGTTGGAAATGAATGGGATATAAATGGTATTGGAGAATTCTTTGAATACATTAAAACTAATGCAGCTATCTCACTACCATATATGGGAGCCTCAATACTTGGTACTGTCTTAGCTCCTGCAACTAAAGGGGTATCACTTGCTTTACCTGTTTCAATTTTTACTGGTCAAACTTATAATGAAATGGAAGGAACGCCAGAGGAAAAAAGAGCTACTCTTGCAGTAGCCGCAGGTATTACAATGACTGTGCTAGATCGTTTAGGTATTAAATTTTTAATGGGTAACTTTAAAGGTACACTACTTAATGAAGCTGTTAGAAATAAAATGGTTAAGGCATATGTACAAAAGCAAGCAGCCGATGGTAATATTATAACAGAAGATACAGCTAGACTTGCAATTAATAAAATGACTCGAGTAGAATCTGCTAAGCTATTAGGAAATGCAGCAGAGATTGCAAAGCAACAGTTAACTGCAGTAAACTTTTTAAAAGCTTTTTCTAGCAAATCAGTATTGGGTTTTAGTTCTGAGGCATTAACAGAAGCTGGTCAAGAGTTAACTGGTTATATGGCAGCTGTTGCTGGAAGTAATAAAAAGTTTAACCCAATGGAATTACAGAGTAGAATGCTTAATGCATTAATTGCAGGAGGAACTATTGGATCTGCTTTCTCTGTACCAGGAACACTTTATGATGCAGGAAAATGGGCAGACGTTGCAGTAAGAGGAGATAAAGCAGAACAAAAACGTTTATCTTTTGCTGGAGAGCAAGCTCAAGAAGAGAAAAGAAAGACAGGTAAAATAAAATCAGTTAAAGAAATTAATACAGTTGTAACTACACCTTCTCAACCTGGTGATTCAGATTTTAATAGTCTAAGTAATGATGGTAAGAAGCAACAAAAATCAAAAGACTCATTTGAAAAAATAAAAGATATGTGGGGTGCTATCCCAGTATTATGGAGGGGCTCTACAAGATTTATATTTACTGAAGCAATACAAAAAACTTCTCAAGCTATGAGAGAGTTGGCTAGTATGTTTGGTGGGAATTTACAACGCATACATTCAGGAGAAAACTTTGAAGAAAGAAAGCGTAACCTATTAACTAAATATAGAAACTTAGTTAAGACACCTGCAGAGTATGCAAAGATGGCAGGCTTTGGTACAATTAATCAAGCAAAGCTATCTCAAATTATTAATGAGTTTCATAATTGGGTAAACAACAAAACAAAAAAGAGAAAAGAAGATAGTAAAAACCTTACTCAACAAGATTGGAATACCCTTGATCAAGAAGCTAATCTAAAAGACCATAAGTTTTGGTTAAACCAATGGTACTCAGATACAACAATGTTAGCTGATAAGTTATATGAAGCACAAAAGTATGCTTGGGAACAAAATAATCCTGGTAAATCTTTTGAGAAGCAGGTAGGAAGAAGAGGTAACTACTTACAAAGATATAAATCTTTTGATAAAGGTATTATTGAAAAAAATCAGAATGAATTTGCTGATGCTTTAGTTAAAGAATTTGGTATGGATTTAAATACAGCTAAAGATATAACTCGAAATATTGTAGAAGACAATAATATTACAGGATTTGATAATGTCTTTGATGTAGGAAAAGGAAAGCATATACCTTCACAACATAAAAAGAATCGTTTAGGATTAGCAGAAAGAGATTCCTTTAAAAAGTTTATGGAGAATGATTCCTTTGTAAATATTTCAAACTCTGCAAAAGCTGCTGCAAGATTTCAAACTTATCAAGAATTTCTTGGAGATAACAATCAAAAGATATATCAAAAATTAATGCAAGCAGAACAAGAAGGAG